AACGTAACAAAAACCAAAGGCGTCTATGACGATTGGCTGAATAACCCCACCCAGGCCGCGACGAACAAGATCAACAAAGCTGGTCAAGACATACAGAAAGCGAAAGCGGCCACGCAACAGAAAAAGAAAACTACCGCAAAAGGCGGGCTGTTCTCGCGCGTGAACATGACGAAGTAAGGAGGGGATGGCATGGCACAATATCAGATTGACAATATCGCCTCCCCGATCAACTTTCAGGAGGACGACATCATCCTGCGAACGCTGCAAAACGCCAAAAATCTGCTGATGTGCCGCATGGGAGAAGTGCCCTACGACAGATACCGGGGCTTCGACCCGGCACTGTTCGATCTGCCCATTGACGAATTTCGGGTGGAACTCCTGCCGGAGCTTGACCGCTTGATGCTGTGGGAGCCGGACGTGGAAGTGGTTGACGCGGAAGCAACGCTGCTGGAAAACGGCGACGTGTACATAAAGTGCATTATCGAGGTTGCCATAGACGAAGGGGCGTAGAAAGGACGGTAAAACATGGACAATACGGAATTGCATTATCTGACCTATGACCCCGACGCGATATGGGAACAGATGATGCTTAACTACATCGAGGCGGGCGGCGACGTTCTTTATCCAGGCGACGAAAAGGAAATGTTTTTGCGGGCGGTGATGGCGGACATCGTGCAGGTGTTCGCGGGTGTGGACAATGCTCTACGGATGCAGACGCTTCGCTACGCCGTGGGCGAATACCTGGACGTGCTGGGCGAACAGCGGGGGTGCCTACGCATCAAAGCCACCGCCGCGCACGCCACCGTGACCATCACCACCAACGCGACGGGACAAAGCGACATACTGGAGGCGGGCACGGCCATGACCGCAGACGGCGAAGTGTTCTATCTGCTGACCGAGGATTTGACGCTGACCGGCTATGCGCAGAGCATTACCGTGGACGTGATCGCAGATCGCACGGGCAGCGCAGGAAACGGCCTGCTGGCGGGCACGCAGATGGGCCTTGCCGTCACAAACGCGGGTGTAAACAGTATCGTTGTGGCGACGAACGCCACGGGCGGCAACGAGGCGGAGGACGACGAAACCTACCGCGAGCGCGTCCGGGAATACGGGCTTGCAAGCGTAAGCACCGGCCCGCAACGGCAGTATGAAAACGTGGCAAAGGCCGTAAGCAGCGTGATCCTGGACGCCAGGGCCTTGAACGCCGGGGCCGGAAGCGTGGCGGTGTACCTGATCCTGTCCACACAGACCGGCGCGGCGGCCCTGCTTCAAAGCGTGCTGGACGCGCTTTCGGCGGAGGACATTCGGCCCCTGACGGATAGCGTAAGCGTCTATCAGGCAACCGACGTTGACTATACGCTGAACGTGAAATATGCCAGCGACAACAGCAGCGCCACCAGCGCAGCCATCGCGCAGGCGGTGAGCGACTATCAGGAATGGCAGGATAACACCATAGGGCGGGCCTTCAACCCTGACAGGCTAATGGCGGCCATCTATCAGGCAGGCGCAACGCGCGTCATTTGGGACACCGGGAGCAACTTCGACGGCGGTACGGTGGAATATACCGAGATCAGCTCCAGCGCGCGGTGCAAGGGCACCATTACGCTGACGGCGATTTCGACCTAAAGGCGGTGACGGAGGATGTTCACATTCGACGTGACGCGAAACGTGCCGCGCTTTCTTTTGCAGGATAAGAACGGCTACGCCGTCGCCAAAGCCATAGAAGCCGGAATCCAGACCATGAACGACACCGTAAACCAGGGCGTCCATTGCATCTACGATTACGATACGATGCCCGAATGGAGGCTTGACGAGCTGGCCTGGGAAACCAACTGCCTGTACGACTACAATGCCGACATAGCGACGAAGCGGCAATGGATCAAGAACGCGATCCCACTTTACCGGCTGTTCGGCACGCCGCAGGCGGTGTATCAATACATCGCAAGCTACTTCGGCGGTATGGACTTGGAAGAAAACTGGCAGTACAACGGATCGGCCTATCACTTCCGCGTGACGGTGGAAGGTGAATGGACGCCGGAAAATGAAGCCTGGGCGCGGAAAGCCATCGCCGCCGCAAAGAACGTGCGCAGCGTGCTTGATTCTCTGCGCATCGGGGCCAAGTGCCATATCGGGATCGTGGCCGAGGGAAAGGTGCTGGCCCGGTTTACCTACCCGCTGACCGGCGCGGAGAATTGGGCCGGACGCTGGCCGCAGGAAAACACGAAGGGCGTCCTGGACGAAAGCGGCAGGGCGGGCCTTGCAGCGGACGCCGTGGCCTATCCCTTCCCATACGAAATGACAGGCACGCAGCCGGAGATCAGCACGGCGGGCGTGCTGGGCGAAATCGACATCCCAGCCGCACACGCGGAGGACACATACGCCAGAATCCTATACAAAATGTGCGGACAGGATGAAATCTGACGAAAAGGAGGAGCAACATCATGGCGGATGTATTCACCCTGGACAGCAACTATCTGGCCGGGAAGCGCACGGAGATCATGAATGATATTGCCTACGCGCGCTATAAGGTGGGTAGTAGCTGGTATCAGGCGGCGATTCAAAACGCCGTTGTGCTGGCAAGTGGCGTTGTGGAAGTTACATTCCTCATCGACCATACCGTAAGCGGCAACATTACGGTAACGGGCGTTGAGCTGTACGGCCACAACGAGCAACGGATCGGCAGCAAGACGGTAAGCATCACGCGGGCAGACGCGACGGAGGGCATCTTGTATGTATGCCGGTTCAGTTTGTTCCAAGTGAAGGAGAACACCAGCAATACCGGCGCTTATGACGCGCTGTAAGGGAGGAAGTGAAACACAATGAGTTATAACCAGCGGATCGGCTGGAAGGATCACGTCGTAGAGCGTCCCCGCACATACACGGAAACGGTCAACGGCGACGGCAGCAAGACCTTCACGGCGGCCCCAGGCGCTGTGATCCAGCAGGGGACGCCGCAAAGCGCGACCAATTTCAACACCATGGATGAAGCACTCCAGCATATCTGCATTGCGTTTGACGAGCTGCAAATGACGATGCAGGCGGAGCTTCGGGCGGCGCAGGATGAAATTGTCACGCTGAAAGCCCAAGTTGCGGCGCTGGCCGAAGAGTAGGAGGGATAGGCTATGGCATACCAGATCGTAAAATCCAGCAGCGGAACCCCGGAAAGCGAGAACAAATGCGAGGTGCTGATCGAATCGTCCAGCGACCTTGCCAACCTTCCCGCCGACCTTTCGCCCGGAAGCGTGGCCTATACCGCGAGCTTGAGCGCCATGTACATGAAAGCCATCAATGGCACCTGGACGCAGATCGGGGGCTGATGAAATGGACGTATTGAGCATCGGCGCGGCCCTTGCCCTGACCGGCAACGCGGCGGCAGCAGCCCAGCAGGCGGCCCAGGACGCAAGCGACGCGGCCACCAACGCCAACAACAAGGCGACAGCGGCGAACACGGCAGCCAACGCGGCCAATGCAGCGGCGGCGGCCTATCCCAATCTGGACAAGGACGCCGTGATAGACCGCACGGCGTTTAATTACGCCTATATGCTGATCCAGGCCGAAATGCGAGATATGCAGAAGCGGCTTGCGGCAGCAGAAGCGCAACTGGCGGCCCTGACATAACAAAGCAAAGGAGGATCACCCGATGGATGAAAACGAAATCCTGACCCCGGAAGAAGAAATCCAGGCGGAGGACATCATACCCGACTTCCCGGAGGACGACCCGGAGGAATGGGAGCGCAAGCGCCGCGAGGAATGGGAAGCGAAGCTGGCCCCGTTCAAGGCCCTGCGGCAGACGATCAACGAGCACGACGAACTGATGGCGGAAACGCTGTACGAAGTTACCCTGCTTGAGCTGGGAGAAATGGAGGAATAACCATGGCTTATAACCTGATGAAGCGGATCATCAACACCGCGAAGAAGGACGGCACGCTGGAGGAAAAGCGCGCCGGGATCATGGACAAGCTGGATGCTTTTCTGGCCGCCGACAGGCTGACCGTTGAACAGTACCAGGAGCTTGTGGGGCTGATGGACGAATGAGCATGACGGCCTGGATCGCCGGGATAATCGTTGACCGGCAATACAAAAACATTCTGAAAGGATTGGAGGTATACACCATGACCTACAAACTGATGAAGCGCCTGATCGAAAACGGCCTCAAGAAAGGCAACCTTGACCGTGAGGCGACCATGCAGAAGCTCGACGTGTTCCTGATGGCTGACCGCATCACCGTGGAGGAATACCAGGAACTTGTCGAAATGATGGAGGAGGGCGGCGCGAATGAATAACAGTCCCCTCGAATTTCTGGCGAAGAAATACGGGAACGTCGTCAAGTATGACGCCAACGGCAACGTGGCGGGCATCTTCGTGAAGTTCCCCAAAA